GGTCAAGAAATACAGACATGGTAAGTTGCCGGTCAAGGGCAAGTACACGTTCATCGTTCCGGACCTGTATGCATTCTGTGAAAGGCTGTTCTTACATGAAGATGTTCCTAATGGACTCTTGGATAATGGTGAAGTTACATGTCGACTGTATCCAAAGGCCGAGAAGCTCGATTGCCTAAGGGCTCCTCACCTCTATAAGGAACATGCGGTCCGCAACAACATTTTCAGTGAGGAAATTAGAGAGTGGTTTGTAACAGATGCGGTTTACACAAGTAGTAAAGATATGATTAGTCGAATTTTACAGTGAACAGTCTTGCTGTACCCGTGGGAAACCTCGGGATATAAAACTTCGTGAACCTAGAAATCTAGGGTGTACATTTTACTTTATATATTTAGATAAAGGAATCACGGGAAATAGTGATTTGAAAATGTGCTAACAGGGAAAGCTTTAGCTAATCCTGTGTTAACTATAAAGGGGAAAATATAAAATAAAGGAGATTTTTAACATTAAGGAAATTATTAAAGAGATTAATTATAATGGCGCTTTAGTGGAAGTGTCAAATTTAGGGAAGGTTTTTAAAAATGGAAGACCACTCAATATCTACAGTAATCATGATGGCTATAGTGTCGTCGCTCTGCGTTGCAGCTCAGGTTGGAGATCTGTTGGAGTTCATCGTCTTGTAGCCACAGCGTTTATACCTAAAGAAAATGAGGGCGACCTGGAAGTAAACCACATCGATTTTAATCGTCAAAATAATTGTTTTTCTAATTTAGAATGGGTGTCGCACTTGGAAAATGTAAGCCATTCACGAAAAGCAGGAAGATACAAATCACTCTATGGAGAGAATAATCCAAATTATGGTAACCATACTTTGTCTAAGAAATACAGAGACAATCCAGAATTATCCAGAGAAAAACAATCTCGTCCTGGAGCGCAAAATGGTAGAGCGCGCGTTACGGACTTATATTACGAAGGAGAGTTTCTAAAATCTTTTCCATATTATAAAAAATGCTGTGAATATCTGGCGGATGAATTAGGGCTTGCATCAACTTCATACATAAGTGGAAGATTAGACGAATGTGCGAAAAGTAATAGAAGTTATCGCGGATATTCTGTCGTTAAACATTAACACGATCCCCTTTATAAAAATGCAACGACTATCGAAAAGACAGCAAACGGTCTTGTGAAGACCGTTTGTGAGTAACTGAGTAGAGTACATATGTGGCGAAATTCCACATGTGGAAGCGCGAAGCGCCTAAGTCAGCGATGATATGGCGAAGATATAGTCTATCTTGCGTCTGCAAGGTGTTGACAACGACGGGGATACCTCACTGGTTGTAGCTGATAAAACGATTATAGCTGCAGCTGAAAGAAGTGTTCAGAACGTCGTTCCTCTTTACTACGAAATGAAAAAAGCCGAGCCTGCTATTTTGACGAATGAAGAGTTCTACAGAGGAATGGCAGCCGCTTGGAGTGGTGGAAATATTGGAGTTATCAGTAATGATATATCAAAAATCTGGAATAGCGGTGAAGAAATAGGCGAAGATGAAGAACTGGCAGTTAAGCTGCTGGTGGCAGAGAATAATTATGTTATCGATCGATTTTGGTCGCTTCATGTAGTGATACATGTCGAAGAAGATGGTGAACCGGTAAATGCCGGGTGTGTGATTTACGTTTAGGAATCATAGGAAATGATGATTAGGAATCACGCTAACAGGGAAGGCTAAGATATTTTATCGCTTGTATGGAGGTAATGTTGGAGTTCGTTGATAGGACAAAATTCAAACAAGCAATAGGAATATATAAAATCATCAATTTAAAAAATCAAAAAGTTTACATAGGCCAAACAAAGGAAGGTTTTCAAAAAAGATATTGGCATCATGTATGGAAATTAAGTCAAAATACTCATGATAATCGACATTTGCAAAACAGCTGGAATAAATATGGTGAAGAAAATTTTGAGTTTCAAGTGATAGAAGTATTGAACGAATCAATGATTGATTCAAGAGAACGATATTGGATTCAATTTTATAGAAACCAAAATATTTGCTATAACATACAAAGCGGAGGACAAGAGAGATCGCTTGTAAGTTACCATTCTGCTGAAAGCCGCAAAAAAGTCGGTGAGATGAATAGAAAAAGACTCACTGGAAGCAAATTACCTGAAAGCACGAGACGTAAGATGTCTGAATCGCGCACGGGTCGTTACATCAAGCGATGCAGTGACGTGATAAATGACGAATTAGCTTTCAAAATTAAGACCATGTTAGTTCAAGGTAGGGGCACTAAATATATTTGTGAACAGTTGGATATTCCATATAAACCAGTCAATGGTATTTTAAGTAGTAACACTTGGAAGCACGTATATGTTGAAGGTTGGGATGATTTTCAAAAAAATCGTTCACGAGGTAAAAATCATCCAGTTAACAGCAGTCAATCTCCTTCCAGGCCTAAGACATCAAAAGAAATAGCGGAAATTAAAAAATTATATCAAAAGCTAGGGACATATAGTGCCGTTGCAAATACTTTAGAAATAGATAGAGTAACGGTCAAAAAATATGTTTTGCAAGATTAATAAGGCGATGAAATATTATGCTAATCCTGTGTCAAGCTCTTAGCAATTAAGAGAAGATGCAACGACTAAACTAGCAACTACGGTTGTTTAAGAGGTTGTGGGTGAAATTCCTATGACCGTAGCGCCATCCGAGTATAAGAAGTGTATTTTATACTTGATGATGTAGTCTACTCCCCTAATAAATATCGGGAAACCGAGGGTATAAAGGTACGCAAAAACTCTCTATAAGCCTACTCGCCCAGATCATATCAACGAATTTCTTAGAGAATACACGAAAAAGAAGACACCGCACTTTTTCGTGTATGCAAAAGATAAATCCGAGAAACAAGTTGAATCTATAAATAACACCACAGTGAACAAATTTGAAAAGTTAATAAAAAATAAGAGACTTGCATTTAAGCATCTGATGAAATTCGACTATAAGGTCCTTATGCGAAATAAAGTCTCATACATATACGAGGATGTTATAAACCGCTTCAAGGGGCTGCAGAACAATTATCACTTCAATATCTGCGATCAGGAAGACGGAAACAACGTCTCATACATAAAAAAGTTCATACGAGCAGAGATGAGCAATGGAATTTTAGACGATTACGAGATCGTTGACACTCTCGTTCAGCATTTATATCAAAGCACAAACAGCAAACACAAGAAGCTGCTCTGGGTTGTATACGGTGATATTCTGCTTGAAAATATCAAGAAAAACACGGCGGATCTCGATGCTTACTGCTTAAAATGCGGTAAAAGATTCAAGAAACGTTCAAACAGCCACAAATATTGTGATGAATGTGCGGATAGAGACATCTACAATGTGCGCACTGTCGTCTGTTTGGACTGCGGCACTGAATTCAAAGTTCCATCTAGCGTCAGAAATAAGAAGCGCTGCGACTCTTGTCAGGAGAAAATCAAGCGTGAAAAATTAAGATTAGCTGCGCAGAAATGCAGAGCCAAATAGATCATGTAATGTTTTTAAACGAAAATAGCGAAACTATTGGAATTTCAACGTTTCTAGGCATTTGCGATTTTAAGTCGTGAAAATTCATCCTTTGAAACCGTTGAAATTTCAACGTTTCTGAAATAGTCTTAAAAAACAGAAATAGAGATAATGCTCTATAGGGGAAGCAAGAATAGATTTGAGTATTCAGCTCTACCCTACCCTATTATTTGATAAACAAGCCAGCGGTACTCTCTTGCGAATACACACATGAGGCGACAAGGAATGAGGAGTCTGGCTTCTAGTTTGTAATAATTAGTGAATGGCTGCTGTGCGGCCTAAGAATATTGCCTATAGGGCATATGAGAGCGAGCTCATCGATCCGGATCTTGAGCCTCGCTCTTCCAATCTTAAAGTAAAGGAGAAAATGGTATTTTAAAAATTAACAAAGAACAGGCAGAATTTATTAGAAAACATGCCAAGGAATCAAGAATTACAATAACTGGGCGCGGTAAGAAGAGCCGCGGCAAAAGATGGTACGTTGATGAATCGTACGAGAGCTTAGATCTGCTAAAGCAGTTTGAAGCAATTCATCAAAAAATATAAAGGAGATTATGAGGGATTATAGAATTACGAAAACAAACTGGTGAAAATCAGGAACAATATATATATCGTATCTGTTTCGCAAAAGACACTGGTGAATTGGATATGTCATGGGATGAAATTACGAATATTTTAAATCAGGAACTCAGACCACAGCAAAAGCCCTACGACACATCTACTTACACCAAGAAGTATTTTGACTGGAAACAAGGATACGAACAGATTTTCTCAAGAATGCAGGGAGATGAATATTATCAGGAACTAAAATCTCAGACGAGAATTCTTGAGAAAGAAAAGAAAAAGCTACAGACGGAGAAGATTGAATACAATCGTTGGCTTAGAGAAGAAGCTCGCAATGAGCTTTTGCTTGAACAGTTCTGTAACGCAGTTGAGAAGTTGAACGAAGACAATCCACTGATTGTTCCGGATCAAACTGCTTGGTCTTGGGATATAGACAATCGTTCATGGGTGCTCGCTTTTGGCGACGCTCATTTTGGAACTGAGTTCAAGGTTGAAGGATTGCACGGAGAAATCATAAATAACTATGACCCTGATGTTTTCTATGAGAGAATGGATGAATTATTTCATTTAGTCGTTGAGATCGTACAAAAAGAGAACATCAAGCAGCTTAGCATATATGATTTAGGAGATTGTATTGATGGCATACTCAGAGTATCGCAGCTTATGAAGCTCAGGTATGGAGTTGTTGAATCTACGATAAAGTATTCTGAATGGTTGGCTAATTGGCTTAACGATTTATCCAAAGAGTGTGGTTGTCTAATTCGTTTTCAGATGACAAAAGGAAATCATAGTGAGCTTAGGATGCTAGGACAGCCAAAAGGTTCGTTTCCAAACGACAATATGGAGACTATCATTCTGGAATTTGTGAAACTTAGGCTGAAAGACAATCCAAATATAGAAATTATAGAGAATACGACCGGTATGATTTTTGAAGAACTTCAGGGATATAGTGTTTTAGGATACCACGGCGAATCCAAAAACATGGAACAAACTCTGAAAGATTTTCAGAAACTTTACAGCACACGAATTGACGTCTTAATTTCCGGGCATCTACACCATTCATATAGTGAAAATGTGGGAATTGACTCAGATGTGATGAGAGTCCCCAGTATAATGGGAGTTGATGATTTTAGCTTAGGCTTACATAAAGCATCCAATCCAGGTGCCACCCTCTTTGCCATAGAAAAAGGCAAAGGTAAAATTTTAGAATACAATATTAAAATGAAATCTGGAGGTGTGCATGATTTATGCTTTATTCAGAATTAGTAAAACAGGTGTCTGATTATACGAACTATAGCAGGCTTTCGTGTTCTGAAATCGTAAAAGCAACATTTGAGGTAATAGCTCGTGAATTAGAGGGACACGGCTACGTCGTTGTTCCAAACTTTGGTAAATTTGAAGTTATTACTAGAAAAGGTCGTGTGTTCTCTATGCCTAAAACTCCAGGCACTACAGAAGAACATGTTATTCATGAGGTCTCGGATTGGAAATATCCAAAATTTACACCTTATGATCATTTGAAGAAAATTGTTAAATAGGAATTTGAATTATAAAGAGAGGACTTGCTAGATTAGTAGGTCCTCTTTTATCGTATAGAATGAATTGAATCAATCTGGATTGAAAGTGGGTGATGAAATGTTAATGGTTGATGACGAATATAAGATTCAGTTGACTCGTGGAGACACTGCCCGCTTCAGAGTTGATATCGTGAATGATATTGACGGTTCTAATTACGAATTAGAAGACGGAGATGTTCTGAGATTCACTATGAAGAAATCAGTAAATGACAAAGATTGTCTGATACAAAAAGAAATCACCTCTGACAATCTGGTTCATATCGAGCCAGATGACACGAAATCACTGCAATGTTCAAAATACGTATATGATGTTGAGCTCACAACGAAGAATGGTGACGTTTACACCGTGATCCCCCCTACTAACTTTACGTTATTAAAGGAGGTTACATGGTGAGTACTGGAGATGTAATGCAAGAAGCTACCCTAACAGGTAGCGTTTCTCAAACAGTAAGAAAACTGGCTGGTACGATCACACCGGTTTCAGTAAGTTTAACGGGAAAAATTAATTTGAACATGCCTGTTCTTGTTGGACAGGTTTTGATTTCAACAGATTACGATAAATTTAACGGAGATTATGAAGTCACACCTAAAATAAACAGTCAAACGCTTGAAACAAAAAATAAATTGATGTGTGAAGATTTGATTGTGAAGAGTATTCCATACTATGAAGTATCGAACACACAAGGCGGAGTGACAATTATTATAGGAGGAGAATAAATAAAATGCCTGATACAAAAAAGATGAATAAAGTCGTGTATGGTAGTACTGTACTCATCGACCTTACTGCTGATACAGTAACTAACGATAAGATACTTGCAAGCTATACCGCTCATGATGCGTCCGGCAACATTATAACAGGAACTTGCGATTACGACGTAAATTCACAGGACGCTACTGTTAAAGTTGCTGAGATACTCAAAGACAAAACTGCTTATGCAAGAGGAACAAAGCTTACCGGCACGATGCCTAACAATGGATCAGTTAAGCTTACTATTAATTCTCTTACACAGGAAATTAAAATAGCTCAGGGTTATCATGATGGCAGCCTATCCTAATATAACAGAACCTGACAAGCCTCTTGATAATGCGTAACATGTCAGGTTATTTTGATGCGGGGTGATCTAACGGCAAGGAGCGGAGACTCATTATCTCCGAGAGGAAGTTCAACTCTTCCCTCCGCAACCATATTCAGAACATGACAAGATTTAGGTCTTGTCTTTTTTTATTGAAAAAACGAGAAAGCGAGGTGTTGGCATATGCCAGCGGCAAGAAAAAAAGTTGCTAGAAAAACCACAAAAGCTACGCCAACAGTCGATGAAAATAAGATTTATCGGTGTACCTGCTGTGGTGTAGAAACAAATAAACCAGAGAATGTGTTTTACAAACTCCCCTACTCGACTACTCATCAAGGAAACGATGCTCGTTCACATATTTGCACTGATTGCGTGAAGGAGCTCTTCCAGAAGAACGAAGAAGAGTATAGCACTGAGTTTGCTACTAAGGTGGTCTGCGCTGAGTTGAATGTGCCTTATTACAGAAGTGTGTATGAGTCAATATGCAGGAATTATGCAGATTTTAATTTTGGATATTACATTAGGCAGATTAACAATAAACAATACAAGGATCACAGTTTCGCGCTCACTCTAGCAAATGGAGAATTAGAGGTAAGCAAGAAAAAAGCTCTTGAACAAGCGGATGCGAATGCTGAAGGTAAGTGGACCGTCGATGAAAGAAGAGCTAAAAATGAAGTAATTCGAATGATGGGATATGATCCATTTGAGGGATATCACCCTCGCGATAGAAAGGTACTATTTTCTGAGTTGAACAATTATCTCAATGATGAGGAACTCTTATCTGACAATTATAAGATATCTCAGGTTATTCAGATTATCAATAACAACAATCAGATAAACCAGTACGACATTGGTATTTCTAAGCTAGACACTAAAAGAGATATTGATAAGATCAAGACTCTTAATGGATTAAAGAAGGAGCTTGTTACGAGTAATGAAAAGATAGCGAAAGAAAATGGTATTTCAGTTAAGAGTAGAGGAGATC